GGCACACTGGGCAGGTACGGATCACAGTTCCCCCAAGAGCCCGGCGGCGTCGCTCAGCTCGCGCGCCTCCTTCGCCAACGAGCGGCCCATCGTCACGATGCGCGCCGCGGAGGCGCCGGCCTTGTGCGCCTCGACGATGGCCATCGCCTCGCGGACGACGCCCAGGGCCTCGGCGTCGACGGAGCGCAGGCCGACGGACGGGGCTTCGACCGCCTCGACCCGGAGGCCGAGGGGGCGGGCGAGGACGTCGAGCACCAGCGCCGGCTGGTCGACGTGGCCGAGCAGCACGGGGAGGAGGCCCAGCGGGGCGTGCCCCTCGCCCTTCCGCCAGCGGGAGATCGCGGACTCGTCGATGAGCTCGCCGACCGCTGCCGCCGCCGCGGAGAGGGCGAGGTCGGTGGTCAGGCCGAGCTCGTGGACTTCGCTGAGGAAGGCGCGCTGGCGGCGGTTCAGGGTGGTGTAGGCTCGGATCATCGTGGTTCCTCGCATGTGATGCCGGTGGCGGGTGCGACCTCGACGTGGGACGGTGAGGTCGAAGGGGGAGGGATGCGGTCAGGCCACGTCGGCGGCAGCGGGGGAGTCGATCGGCGGGGCCTCGTCGGGCTCGACCTCCGCAGCCAGGGCGAGCAGCTCGTCGCGCTCGTCGCCGTGGATGGTCAGCTCCGTCAGCAGGCGCACCATGCGGCCGGTGCGGGGCACCCGCTCGTTCGCGAGCCACGCCTCGACGGTGCGCGGCTTGACCTCGATGCGCCACCGCGTGGACAGGAACTCAGCCAGACGGGCCGCGGTGGCCCTTCCCCGGTCGTCCACGATGCCAAGAGCCAGGGCCCGGGCGCGGATACGACCACCGAACGTCTCGTCAGACATGCTCTCACCCCACCCGAAGTGGTCTACCACATCCCGGGCCGCAAGGCCACCAGAAGTGGCCTTACGTTGAGTTACGGGGGTCCAATGCCCAACGAGAAGACCAAGCATCAGCGCGTCCGTAGTGGCGCTGGAATCGACTCCATCCCGCGGGTGACCCTCCCCGAGCCCTCAGGGCACACGGAGTCGATCCCGGCGACGCTCCGGACCGCGCGCGCGAAGCTCAACCTGCGCCAAGCCGACGTCGTGGCGCTGCTGAAGCGGGACTTCGACATCACCGTGGCCGAGAGTACCGTCCAAGCCTGGGAACTATTTTCCGGCCACCAACGCCGGCTAGCCGCGCATGCGCGCAGTTCGTAGTGGCTAGGCCACGCAAAGTGTGGGTAAGGTTCTCCAGCGTAAGGCCACGGACAGTGGCCGTACGGGAGGAGCCTCGATGTCCCGCGCCAACCCCCTTCGAACCACCGCCCCGCCCGCACGCCTTGCGCTGCGCCACGCGTCGGGCCTCTGCACCGTCGACGCCGACCTGCTCGACGCCGCCCGTCGCCAGGACGAGGCCGCGCACTCGGACGCTCGCTGGGAGGCCCGAAAGGCCCACATGGCCGGCCTCTCCCGCCGGCTCGACCCCGACCGCCTGACGGGGACGTGGTCATGAGCGCCGACCCGTTCAACACGAGCCGCCTCACCGTCAGGATGGCGAACACCCTCATGCACGCCGGCCTCACGACCCCCGGGTTCTCGAGCGCCGATGGCTGGCGGGCCGAGCAGTTCGTCGACCGCGAGAAGCTGGCGACGATGACCGACCTGGACCTGCTCCGGGTCAAGAACCTCGGCCGGAAGGGCCTGGAGGAGCTGCGGAGCCACGGGCTGATCCCGCCCGTCCCTGGCGCGCCGCCGGTGTCGCCGGACATCGAGCGGCTGGCCGCCATCGGGCACGCCGTGGTGGTGCACCTGATGGGCACGGACCCGCGTCCAATGAGGGAGGCGACTGTGGACCGCGTGATCTCGCACCTCAAGCGGCGCGAGGACGAGGCCCGTTCCGTCGCCAACTCCCGCGCGCTGCGCGTCGGGCGGCTGATGCTCGGGCTCGTCGATGAGGTGACCCGTGGCTGACGCCGTCGACCTCGCGCTCGCCACCATCGCCCACCGCGTGACCCAACTCCTCAGCCTCGCTGATGCGTTGGCGCGTCGCGACTACCACGCCGCCCGGGCCGCCGAGCTGGCCCTGCCGCCCGCAGCGGTGCCGCCGTCGGTGGCCGCTGCCCTCCGCGAGCTCCGCGGTGCCACCGTGGACCCTGCGCCGGAGCGCGTGGTGGTGCCAGCGTCGGAGTGGGTGCCGAGCGTCGGCGACTTCGGCGCCCCTCCGCAGCGCCGGAAGTGCGCCCTGTGCGGCTCCTCCTGGCTGGGCGCTGGTGAGTGCCCGGATGTCGAACTGCACGGGACGGAGGTGGCTCGTGGCTGACGCGGCCGAGGTGGCGTTGAAGTGGCAGGCGGCGCGGCGCGACGTGCGCAAGCTCCTCGGCGACAAGTACGACGAGCGGCTGACCGAGTACCGGAAGGCGATCCGGACGATTGCGGCGACCCGCCCGCCGTCGGAGTTCGCGGCGGTGGTGGTCGATCTGGCTGTCGCCCTCGACAAGCGCTCGCAGTTCGGAGCCGTGTTCGCGCTCGCTGCTGGGCTCGACGTGCTCGAAGAGCGGGCCGGGACGGTGCGCCATGGGTGACCAACTCGTCGCCGCCGCCCTTGTCGTGCTCGTGCTGGCCCTGCTTTGGGGGGCGGCATGAACACCATCGTCGGCAGGAACGCCACCCACAAGGGCCTGCGCACGGCCCGCACGCTCACCGAAGCATTCGGCCCGCACGCCAGCTATGCGGGGCTGGAGCGTGCGCACCGGGCGGGCGTGCTGGATCGCATCGTCGGCATCGGCTGTGCTGCCGTGCTGGCTGGGATCGTCGCGGCGCTGCTGGCGGGGGTGCTGTGATGAACCGCCTGCAGATGGACGCGGGGAACATCCTCGCAATCGCCGGCGCTGCTGTCGGCGTTTGCATCGTCGCGGTGCTGAAGTGGGCGCTGGGGGTGGTCTGATGATCTACCCAATCGACGAGATCCGCGCCGAGATTGCAACGGCCACGCCCGACCACCTGGCCGAACTGGTGATCGACGGGATCTACACACATGCCGCGTCGACCCACGCAACCAAGGTGGCCGACGAGCGCGTCGCGGCGTTGTTTGCCGCTCTGCGCGCCGAGGATGCCGCCAATCGGCTTCCGACTTCGGTTGCGCTGGCTTGGGATCGCGTGGTCGCCAGCGTGATCGCCAACACCGTGGCGCGCCGCGCCCGCCCCGTATTCCCGATGCCCGGCCGGTCGCCGGGCCAATTGAAAGGAGACTGCGCATGAGCGCCGTACTGACCACCGTGCACCGCGCACGCACGGCCGCCGAGATGGTGGCCGACTGGATCGAAGCGAAACGCGCCGAGGAGGCCGCCAACAAGCGCCGCGTCGCGCTCGAAGTCGAGATCATCGACGCGCTGGGCGAGCCCGACGAGGGCAGCGCCACGCACGAACTGCCCGACGGATCGAAGCTCACGATCACCAGCAAGATCACGCGCAGTGTGGACGGCGCGGTGTGGAAGCAGGTGATGGATCGCGTGCCCGAAGCCCTGCGGCCGATCACGTTCGAGGAGACGCCGCGCCTCGACACGAAGGGCCTGCGCTGGCTAATGGAGAACCAGCCGGCGGTCTATCAGGTGGTCGCCATGGCGATCACGGCCAAGAAGGCGAAATCCGCGATCAGCGTGAAGGTGGCGTGATGGCGATCAATCTGAAGTCCATCACGCGCGGTCAGTCGGTGCGCGCTCCGCGCATCCTTCTGTACTCCAGCCATGGTGTGGGCAAGTCCACCTTTGGCGCGAGCGCCGACGCGCCGATCTTCATCCAGACGGAGGACGGCGCGGACGAACTCGGCGTCGCGCGGTTCCCGCTCGCCACGTCGCACCAGGACGTGGTCGATGCGATCGGCGTGCTCTACAACGAGGCGCACGACTTCCGAACGGTGGTGATCGACACCATCGATTGGGCCGATCAGTTGATCTGGGCCGCGATCAACGCGAAGCATTCGGCTGCTGACCTCGCATACGGCAAGGGCGCGATCATCGCCGCCGAATACTGGCGCGGCCTGCTCGACGGACTGAACGCGCTTCGCAACGAACGCAACATGGCCGTGATCCTGCTCGCGCATACGCAGGTCAAGCGGTTCGACTCTCCCGAGGTGGAGCCGTTCGACAGGTACATGCCGAAGCTTCAGGACCGGTCATCGCAATTGCTTCAAGAGTGGTGCGACGCGGTGCTGTTCGCCAACTACAAGCTGTTCACGACGGCCACTGACGTGGGCTTCAACAAGAAGGTCACGCGCGGCGTCTCGACGGGCGAGCGCGTCATGTACACGAGCGAGCGGCCCGCCTACCTCGCAAAGAACCGATACAACCTGCCGCACGAACTGCCGCTGTCGTGGTCTGCCCTGATGGGCGCGATGGGCCATGGCGTCGCCGCATCCAATTTCGCCGCACCCGCGGCCAACACCAGCGCGGCACCCGCCGCCGAAACCCAAGGAGCCTGAACATGGCCGCACTCAGCTTTAACGCAACCACCGTCGCCCCGCAGGCGACGTTCACGCCGATCCCGGCCGGCACGTACCTGTGCACGATCACCGACAGCGAAGTGAAGCTCACGCAGAAGGGCGGAACGATGGCCGTGTTCAACCTGCAGGTGGTGGACGGCGAGTTCTCGGGCCGCAAGCTGTTCGCGCGCATCAACGTCGCGAACCCGTCGCCCGAGGCCGAGCGCATCGGCCAGGCGCAGCTTTCGGCGCTGTGCCACGCGGCTGGCGTGTTGCAACTGCAAGACACCTCGCAGTTGCACGGCAAGGTGATCCGCGCGCGACTCACGGTGCGCAAGGACACCACGGGCCAGTACGGCGACAGCAACGAGTGCACGGGATTCGAGGCTGTCGAAGGCGCTGGGCCTGCGCCTGCCGCGCCGGCACCCGCTGCCGCCGCGCCGGTCGCGCCCCCCTGGAAGCGGCAGGCAGCCTGAGCATGGCCATGCTGCCTCAACCTCAGCACACGTTCGCGCGGGCCATCTACGGCCTGCACGAGCAGCGCGCAGCCCAAGAGCAGGCGCGTCCGTACCTGGGCGCGTCTTCGCTCGGCGACCCGTGCGCGCGCCGCCTTTGGTACGGATTCCGCTGGGTCGGATCGGAGTCATTCGACGGCCGCATGCTGCGCCTGTTTGACACCGGCCACCGCGAGGAGGCCCGGTTGCTGGACGAGATGCGCGCCGCCGGAATCGAGGTGTGGGATCGCCAGGCAGACGGTCGGCAGTTCCGCGTGACATTCGCGGCCGGGCACGGCGCTGGCCACCTTGACGCAGTGGTGCGCGGCTTGCCGGAAGCGCCAGCGACGCCGCATGTGTTCGATGTGAAGACCGTCAAGGCCAAAAAACTGGCCGAGATGCTGCGCGCTGGGTTCCGCAAGACCTACCCGAAGTATCACGCGCAGGGCACCGTATATGCCGGCCTGATGGATCTGGACCGCATCGCGTTTGCGTTCGTGTGCAAGGACGACGACACCATCCATCTGGAACGATTCGAGTTCGACCGCGCGGAGTTTGATCGGTTGATGGATCGCGCGATGTCGATCGTGTTTGCTGCCGAACCGCCGCAGAGGCTGTCGAACGACCCGGCGTGGTTCGAGTGCAAGTTCTGCCATTTCCATGGGCACTGCCACGGCACCGCCGCGCCTGCCGCCACTTGCCGATCCTGCGCGCACGCAACGCCCGAGCGCGGCGGCACCTGGGCATGCGAGTGCCCCGGGCATCCGCGCACGCTGCCCGAGGACGTGCAGCGTGATGGGTGCGACCGGCACCGCGTGATCCCGATCATGTTGCAGTCCTGGGCTGAGCCAGTGGACATGGACGGCGATGCGGTGGTGTACCGCAACACGCTGACCGGTCACCAGTTCGCGAACGGCCCGCGCCCCGACGGGTATTCGAGCGCCGAGCTTCACGCATGCGCGGACAAGCGCGCGATCGGCGAGCCGCAGATGAAGGGCTTCCGCGACGAGTTCGAGGGCGAGGTGGTTGGATGAGCGCAACTCCTTGGGGTCGGTCGAGCGGGGATGGGTCTCTCGTTGGGCAGTACTTCGTGACGTGCGGCAAGGACGGCCGTATTGAGCTGCAAGGCGCGATCACCGACATGGTGCCAGACATCGGCAACTACGAAGTCACCTTGTTTTCGTGGATGACCGGAATTGAACGCGGTAGGTACATCGTCAGTTTCGACGAGCTGTCAACGCATGCGATCTTCACGGGAAAAAACGCCGTCGAGCACGATAAATTTTGCGGCAGGGTTGGCGATTCGATAGTCGGTCATCTTCCATCTTGGGATCGACTTTCTGGCCGAGCGCCTGGGGGGCCAGAATGACCACCGTGTTCGCCATTCGCGACTACCAGCAACGCGCAATCGACGCGCTCTACACGTGGTGGACCACGCACGACCGAGAGCAGATCCCGTTGCTTGTGCTGCCCACGGGCGCAGGCAAGAGCCTGGTGATTGCCGAACTCACGCGCCTGCTGTGGGACACGTGGCCAGAGTCCGAGCCGCGCACTGTGGTGCTGGTGCCGAGCAAAGAACTGGCCGAGCAGAACGCGGACAAGCTCGCCCGCATGATGCCGGCGCATCGCTCGGTCGGTGTGTACTCGGCGAGCATGGGCCGGCGCGAGCGCACACGGACGTGATCGTGGCGACAATCGGCTCGATCTACCGCGATGCGCACCTGCTGGGCAACATCCGATGCGTGCTGATCGACGAAGCGCACCTTGTGAATCCGAACGGCACGGGTCGCTACCGCCAGTTCCTCGATGACCTTGGGCGCTACTGCGAGTTGTGCATCGCCGGTCTGACGGCCACGCCGTTTCGTGGCAATGGCGTCTGGCTGACCGATGGCGATGACCCGCTGTTCCACGGCATTGCCTGCGAAGTGCGCCCATCCGAGCTGCTGGACAAAGGCCACCTTGCACCACTGGTGCGACCGGTTGATGTGCTGGGTGCGTCGATCGACACATCGGGCATCAGCACCGCCAGCGGCGACTACAAGCTCGACGATTTGTCCGATCGCGTCGAGCAGTACCTTCCGGCGGTCGCGGACGACGTGATGCGCATCGCCGCTGACCGCAGGAAGTGGATTGCATTCACGCCGACGGTGAGCAATGCGCAGACACTCGCACGCCTGCTGCGCGGTCATGGTGTGTCGGTCGAGGTGGTGACGGGCGACACCGACAAGCGCGAACGCGAGCGGCACATTGCCGACTTCCGCGCCGGCCGACTGCGTTGCCTTGTCACCGTGCTGGCGCTCGCCACTGGCTTTGACGTGCCCGACGTGGACTGCATCATCTGGTGCCGTCCAACGCAGAGCCCGGTGCTGTACGTGCAGGGCGCAGGGCGCGGCATGCGGCCAGCGCAGGGGAAGTCAGATTGTTTGTGGTGCGACTACAGCGACACCACGGAACGGCTCGGCCCGGTGGACGCGATTCGCGGGCGCAAGAAGCGCAAGGGACCGGTTGATCCGAGCGCGCCCTACTGTGTGTGCGACAACTGCGGCGCGCATGTGCGCCCGGCCAGTGCGCTGGTGTGCCCGGAGTGTGGCGCACAACTGCGCGAAGAGGAGCCGCAGCAAGCGCGCCCTGCCTCCACCGCCGCAATCCTTTCGCACCAGTTGCAGCAAAAGATCACCACCTACCCAGTGGACGATGTGCGCTACGGCCTGCACTGCAAGCCCGGCGCGCCAGACAGCATGCGGGTGGACTACTACAGCGGACTGCGGCGCGTGGCGAGCGAATGGGTGTGTCTGGATCACTCGGGGTTCGCCGGCGCGAAGGCGGTGCAGTGGTGGACGCGTCGAGCGCCTGATGGGTACGCGCCAGGCGGCACACATCAGGCGCTCGAATGGATCGCGGGCGGGCTTGCACTTGCGCGCCCTGCCGCAGTCATCGTCAACGAGTCGGGCAAGTGGCCCGAAATCATCCGAATCGAATGGAGCGCAGAAGATGAATCGAATCGAACTGACGACCAAGCGCGACGCGCTGCGGCGGCAGCTTGACGACCTGGACCGAATCACGTCGTCGTGCAACCGATGCGCGCACCTGTCGTCGCACGGCATTTGCAGCCTGTTCGATGACCGCCCACCCGCCGAGGCGATGAGCACCGACATTGGGTGCGAGTCCTGGGAATTCGACGGGATTCCGTTCTAGACAAAGAGGACAAACAATGAACGCCATCGCCCAAATGACCCAGACACTCACGCGGCAGCGCGAGTATCCGCCGATGGTCATCACGTACACGACGACGCACGAGTACCGGCCCGCCGGATACGCGCTCGCCATGCTGCGCGAACTCAAGCAACGTCGCGTTCCGATGACGCGAGCCGAACTTGCGCAGCTTGCCGGAGTCGACCCGAGGAATGTGCACCGCACGCTCGACCCGGCGCGCAGGTATGGCGTCGTGAGGCTGGTCGATCAGGCGTGGGAGTGGTGCGCATGACCGCCACCACCGAAGCCCGCGACCGCCTGCGCGCGGCCCGGTTGCCTGACGAGTTAGGCGAGTGGGTGCCGGCGCATGAGCGTGTGCCAGCCCCAGGCACCGAATGCGTGGTGCTGGTGCGCTACACGCTGGACCGCCCGCCGTTCTGCACGGTGGACACGTGGGACGTTCAGCGCGAAGACCCAACCGGCATGGGAGGTCCGACGATTGAGACAGGCGAAGGCTGGAACGACAACTACGACGGCGACGTGATCGCGTGGATTGCGATTCCGACGCACCCGCCCGCTGAGTGGGACCAGCGACTGCCGACGGAGGAAGCATGACCCGCGCAGCGATGCAGCACGAGCACACCACGCCCATCAGCGTGATTCCTGCGCCCGGCGCGCGTCCGATCCTCGCCGGGCTGCGTGTCGGCCAGGTCGTGACAGGGCACCTCGGCCGGCAAATGCGCGTGCTCGCTGTCGATGAGTACGTGATCTGCACAAACACGGCCAACGGCCCGTATGCCGCGCTGTCGCCGCTCGACGATCCCGGGATGCGGGTGATCTGGCCGAGGCACTGGTACACGGCGCATGGCGAGCAAGTGAGGATGTTTGCATGACCTTCCACGTCCCCGAGAAATTCCGCGTCACCCGTGGGCCGCAGGCGTCGTCGCCTGTATTCGGCTGCAACGGCGCATTCGTCTTCGCTGCCGCACCCGGACGACCGAAGCTGTTTGTGATCGCATCGGACACCGACGGATGGGAGCACGTGTCCGTGAGCACGACGTTTCGATGCCCAACGTGGGATGAAATGTGCTGGATCAAGGACCAGTTCTGGGGGCCGGAGGACTGCGTCGTGCAGTTTCACCCGCCCCGCAGCCAGTACGTCAATTGTCACCCGTACTGCCTGCATCTGTGGCGACCAGTCGGCGCGCAGTTTGCGACGCCGCCGACATTTCTGGTTGGCCCGATGACGGGCGAGGTGACTGCATGACCCAACTCACGATGACCGGCGACGACTGGACCAGCGACCGCGACCGACGCGCGCAGGCCCGTGCCGAGGCCGCGCGGAAGAAGGCCGCGCTCGACTGCGCGCGCCGGCTGCCTGCCGCTGCGGATGCGCTGTCCACGTACTCGCTGGCATGCATCGAATGCCGCGACGCGAGCGCGCCGCGGAGCGCGGACGACGGCCGCACGTTGCTTGCGCAGAGCTGCCGCGAGTTCGCCGGGTGGCTGGAGAGCGCGTACGAGACGGAGACTGCACGATGACCACCGAAACGATCACCTGGATCGCAACCGCAGACCGGATGCCGGACGATTACCAGCCCGTCTTACAAACTGCGCCCGGCGCTTTGGTCTGGCCGGGATATTGCATCGACTACTTTAACGACATACACGCTGTACGTAAGGAGCTACGCAGAATGCACGGCGTGAACTGCCCCAGATGTGCGCTCGTACGCCCCAAGACGTTTCCGTCAATCTTGCTGCCCAGGCAGAGGTGCAAAGTGGACGATTACCGAGACCCGCCCCCGACTTACTGATGAACAGCATGCCGCAGCCGTCGCGCGTGCGTTCCCACCAAAGGAAATCGAATGACCCCCGACAAAATCATCGTCAACGGCGTTGAATACGCCCCTGTCACCATGTCCAAAGGTACGCGCGCTGTCGTCGTTGTCGATCGCGGATGGATCTTTGCTGGAGACATCACCCGCGAGAACGGACGTATTAGGGTCAGCCGCGCCGTTCACGTTTTCCGCTGGGAGAGCATCGGCTTCGCGAAGATGATCGAAACTGAGGATGCTGATCTCCGTCCGATTGTAGATGTTGATATGCCTGCCGATGCAGAGATTTTCTGCGTCCCTGTGCATGACGAATGGGGTATTAAGTAATCACTAAACACGTAGTTGGTGGTAGAGCCCGTTCCGACTATGACACCAACTACGTGTTTATCTTTTAGACGAAAACGTACATGAACACTTTTTTACTTGCTGGAAACGGCGACGGCGACGGCTACGGCTACGGCGACGGCTACGGCGACGGCGACGGCGACGGCACCGGCTACGGCGACGGCAACGGCAACGGCTACGGCAACGGCTACGGCGACGGCGACGGCGACGGCACCGGCGCCGGCTACGGCTACGGCTACGGCAACGGCTACGGCTACGGCGACGGCTACGGCTACGGCGACGGCTACGGCTACGGCAATGGCTACGGCACTGTCAATTCAACGACTCGGCGAAAACGTACATGAACACTTTTTTACTTGCTGGAAACGGCGACGGCACGGCTACGGCTACGGCGACGGCGACGGCTACGGCTACGGCTACGGCTACGGCAACGGCAACGGCAACGGCTACGGCAACGGCTACGGCGACGGCGACGGCGACGGCTACGGCGACGGCGACGGCGACGGCTACGGCACCGGCTACGGCTACGGCTACGGCAACGGCTACGGCGACGGCTACGGCTACGGCTACGGCTACGGCAACGGCTACGGCACTGTCAATTCAACGACTCGGCGAAAACGCCCATGATGAAAGTTACTACTACCACCGCCCTGGCCCGCGACGCCATTCGCTGCGTGCGCGCGACCGCATCCGGGTGCGGCATTGCCGGCCCTGCTGCCCTGCGGCTGGCTGATGCTGCGGATGTGCTAATCGAGGAGAACGAGCGGATGCGTG